GAAATCCCTAGTCATACACACGGCTTTACTGCCCACTTGACAACCTCTGGTTCTAACAACCGCACAGGCGGTGGTGAATTATCTGCAAGTGCTTCTGGTACTACAGCGGCTACTGGGGGTGGTACTGCCCACAATAACTTACAGCCCTATGTAGTTGTCTATATGTGGAAACGTACAGCATAAGAAACAATGTATAACTTAAGGAACACAATATGGGACAGATACTCCCGGTCAGAGATGTTGGTGGCGTAGGCGTAGTCACAGACATACGTCCTGCGTCCCTCCCTATCAATGCGTTCACTAAAGCTAAGAACGTAAGATTTGATGAGGGTAAAGTAGGGCGGTCACCTGTCTTTAGGAAGATTAAAGATTCTTTAAGTTTTAGCCCAAGGTTTACCTATGGCGTACCTTCTAATTCTAGTGGTAGCTTTGCGTCTATTGTTATTGTGTCTGACACCTACGATATCAAGGCATATTCCAATGGTAGTATAGTCTCCAGGATAGGCACTCTTTCTACTACTAGTACTAAGCAGAACCCTTTCACAGGTACTAACTTGGCTGATATAGCCTACTTGAATCGTGTGGATGCAGTCCCTGTTTATATGGCTAATGGTGGGACATCTTTTGCTACTCTACCTAACTGGCCTTCTAATCACCGCACAGAATCCCTTAGAGCTTATGGTGATTTTCTCATTGCTCTTAATACCGTTGAAAACGGAACTAACTTTCCTTCCAGAATACGCTACAGTAACTTAGCTTTAGCTAACTCAGTCCCTGACAGTTGGGATGCCTCAGACTTAACCAAGTCAGCAGGATTCAACGACCTGGTACAAATGAAAACAGGCATCGTAGATGGCCTAACTTTGGGTACTAACTTCATTGTGTACTCTAAAGACCAAGTGTGGCTGATGGAGTTTGTAGGTGGTACGTTCATACACAACTTTAGAAAGCTATTTAGTGACTGTGGTGTTATCAGCCAGAACTGTATTGCCGAGGTTGAGGGCGCACACTATGTCTTTGACCACGATGATATCTATATCCACGATACACACACTCGTCAATCTATTGTTGATGAGAGAGTTAAGTCTTACATCTTTGGTGGTTTAAACACAGCCAAAACTAACAGGTGCTTCGTACACCATAACCCTGACTTAGATGAGGTTATGTTCTGCTATATATCTGGTGATGATATGTCTGAATACACCAACGGTGACAGATGTAACAGAGCCGCAGTATTTAACTACAAAAGCCAAACATGGTCATTCATGGATTTACCGAATGTATCAAGTGCTACTGTAGGAACTATTAGTTCTACAGCTACCTACGCAAGCAGCACCTCTAGTTACGACATTGGTGGTAGTTACTACACCCAAGAAGCAGGCTATGACAGCCACAGTCTTTTTGTAGGTGAATCTTCTAGTTCAGATGGTATCACCACAGATAAGCTATATGGCTTAGACTTAAGTGACTCAGGTAAGCTATCTTTCCCTTTGGACGCTCAAGCCAATAAGAATCCTTACCTAGAGCGTACAGGTATAGACCTAGATGATATGTCTCCTCTGAGTGGCTATAAAGTCATCTCTAAGATAGTGCCCCAGGTAGATACACAGAACTCTAACAAAGAATTTAACTTTACGTTTGGATCTTCAGACCTGATAGGTGACCCTCCTGTATACGGCTCTAGCATTACATTTAATGGTGCTACAGATTACAAGATAGACACTAGAACCTCTGGTCGCTACCTGTCTTACAAGATGTCTGTGGCAGATACAAAGGACTTTAGCTTCCTAGGCTTTGACGTAGATGTATTAACAACTGGTAGGAGATAGATAAAATGTCTCAGCTACCCATCCTTGGCTATAAACGGCACGTTAATCCTGTCTTAAAAAGTAACCCTAGAAGAAGCTACTTATCAGAACCCAGTGAAAAATACCTAAGTGACGAATTGCAGCGTATAGAAAATACTTTGGTTACTCAAAAGGAAGCCAGTGATTTTAACAATGCAGCGGTAGAGGCTGCAGGTAATACTGTCAGTGACTCGACAACAGCAGCAATTACTACCAGTTCTGATGCTCTTGCCGCCACGATAATAGCTAACGCGACAGACATAACTTCAGTTACTGATGGTCTAGCAGCCACTATCCTGGCTAATGCTACTTCTATTACTTCTGTGACTGATGGCTTAGCGGCAACTATTACAGCCAATGCGCTATCTATAACCTCTGTGACTGATGGTTTAGCCGTAGATATCCTTGCGGAGGCATCATCTAGGGCTGCTGCCATAGCAAGTATATTGGCAGGCTCATTCACTGGTACTGGTCTAGAGACTTTGTTTACCAATGAATCTTCCCAGAGAATTTCAGGTGATACTGCAATAACCACAACCTTGTCGCTACTTGGGGCAACCAATGGTGCAGGAGATGCGTTTGTACTGGACACCTCTACGGCTAAAGTAAGCGCAACAGAATCTCTTGGTACTCGCTTAACTGCCATACAAACAACTACTGGAGCTAATACTGCGTCTATAGCCACAGAGACTGTAGCTAGAACTTCAGATATTGCAGCTTTGAGTACTCAAGTTACTAACATGATTGCCACAGTCAATAATGCGGCAGGAAACAACGCTACCCAAGTCAATGCGGCAGCTATTGCTACAGAGTCGAGTGTTCGGGCTACAGAAGATACTGCAATAGCAGCAACCGTGACATCTTTGGCAACTACAGTTAGTGGAAACACTGCGGCAATTACCTCTGAAACCACGGCTAGGTCTACGGCAGATACCGCTATAGCCTCTGACATTACGGCTTTAACTACTACTGTCGGTACTAACACTGCCGCCATTGTTTCTGAAGCATCTACACGTTCCACTGCCGATACCTCTATAGCTTCTGACGTAACTGCTCTGACAGCAGTAGTCGGGACGAACACAGCGGCTGTGGTTGCGGAGACATCAGCACGATCTACAGCAGACAGTTCACTGGCTTCTGACATTACATCCCTAGCAGCTACTGTAGGCACTAACACTGCTGCCGTACTTTCAGAGAGTACTGCACGCTCCACAGCAGATGCATCTTTGGCCTCAGATATCACGGCTTTGACTGCAACGGTAGGGACGAATGCCGCGGCTATCGTTAGCGAAGCTTCAGCTAGAACAACAGCAGATACTTCTATAGCAAATGACGTAACTGCTTTGACTACGACAGTGGGTAATAATGCTGCTGCTGTCATTTCTGAGGCATCGGCAAGAACCAGTGCAGATACTTCTATAGCAAGTGATGTAACTGCTTTGGCTACTACTGTTGGAAACAACACTGCTGCCATCTTAAGCGAGACTACAGCACGGACTACAGCCGACACTAGTATAGCTACGGATTTGACTGCTCTAGTAGCTACTGTAGGAACTAACTCTGCTGCAATAGTTGCTGAGACATCGGCTAGAACAACAGCAGACTCCTCCAATGCGTCTGCCATAGCGGCAATGCTTACAACTGTAAATGAAAATGTTGCGGCTGTAGTAGCTGAAACCACGGCACGATCTACAGCCGACTCAGCGATTGCCTCAGATGTCACATCATTAGCGACTTCAGTTAGTGGAAACACTGCGGCAATACAAGCTGAATCTACAGCTAGGGCTACTTCTGACAGTTCTCTAGCGTCTAGTATTTCTTCACTGGTTACGACCGTAGGAACCAATACTACTGCTATTACTGCTGAGACATCGGCCAGAACAACGGCTGTTGATTCAGTAGCAACCGATATTACAAACCTTACATCTACAGTAAGCGGTGTATCCGCAGCGGTTACAACTGAAGCATCCACAAGAGCCTCTGCCGATACTACTGCGGCTAACGGAATCGCAACTTTAGAAGCCAAGTATGGCGTGAAGCTAAATGTTAATGGCTATGTCACTGGCTTTGAGCAGAACAATGATGGTACTACAGGCTCTTTTAAAATTATGGCTAATGAGTTTAAGCTCATAGACCCAACTGGAGGTGCCAATCAGTCTGGACTTGCCGCTTTTACCTACTCTAACAATGTTGTAAGTCTTGGTAGCGGTGTAAAGCTGACTGCTGACTCAATAATCGCAGGGGAACTAAGTGCCGACAGGATTAAACTAGATGGTCAATACCTATCTGTCAATAATGGAGAACTAGTTGTAACTGGCGCTCCTGGAGTTCCCAATTCTGCGGTAGTTAATAACGCTACAGGTAATACGGATGCTACCGTCACTGTAACTAGAGTAAGTAATGGTAATGTACTCATTGGTGTCAACTGGTCTTTAGCTAGAAAGTCTAATGCAGCGTCCTATGAGCCAGGAAATCCATTTCCTGCGACAGTGACGTTAAAAAGAGGCTCTACTACAATAAAAACGTGGACAATTACTGGGACTTTTATCAACGGCAGTTCTCAGCATGGTGAACCCTTTTTAGCATTCGGTCATGTCAGTGCAAATTGGTATGACTCAGATACTGGGTCGGGGTCTACTACTTACACTTTGAGTGCTACTACTTACAAT